TCAGCTTCTAAATAACCATTTAACATTTTCACATTAGCCATTGCTGTAGCAACCAAAGAAACACCTCTAGTTTGTTCTGCTCTAGTAGGTAGGTAAGCATGGATAATCTCGTCAGCAGGGACTCTAATGTGTTGTGCTTGAGCTAAATAAACCCTATCAAAAGGATGATCTTTAAATAAGTGATAAGCAACTGGTTTGTCATACTTATCTACTTCCACACCCATCTTAATACGATTGCCAGTAGCTTTATAAATATCATTTTTATTTTCATCTAAATGATCTGATTCTAAAAATTGTAGTTCAAAACCAAAAGGCGAATCCTTCTTTTTGATTTTTCTAACTAATACTTCTCCATCTCTACAAAGAGATTCAATAAATATTTTTTGACAGTCCAAGAATGATAATCTTCCATTAGTTGTGCAATTACCAACTTTACCCCATTCCTTCCATGCATCTTCAATGAGCTGGTTTCCAGCAATGTCTAATGAACCATTGTCATCACGACCTTTGCTAGAAACTCTTATGCCATGCTTACCGATAACATTAGACACCATCAGGTTAAGGTATCTTGCAATATAGCTATCGTTTCTTGCTAACTCCCTTGCTCTATCTCTTAATATTCTTATGTTATCTTTTATTTCAGCATCAGCACTTGTAGATGTGGTAACAAAGTCAGCAAAAAGCCTACCAGTGTTCGCACCAGTGTAACTTCTTCTATATGCTTGTCTTTTTTTCTTTTTAGGCTCATTAATGCCTAATATTCTGTTATACCACGCCATTATGTGTAACTCTTAGGTGTTGAGCCAGCAGTTCTACCAAAATTAACCTTTATGGTATTACCTGACCCTCTATTATTTTTTATTCTTAGTTGTTTAACCTCTTTAAGATATTCAGCCTTGTATCTATCTCTAAAGGTTAGTAATTCATCTATTGACATTCTTGAAAGCGATCTACCAGCAATACTCATAGATGCCTGATCAATATTTGCTCTATTTTCTATAACAGCTTCAATACTATCTAAAACAATCTTTGCATGACTTCTAACTGAAGCGGTTGTAGTAGCATAATTATCTTGAACCTCTACAAAACCCTCTTCTAGTTTGACTCTTGCGGAGTCAGAGCTTCTAGTCATATAAGAAACCCAGTTATAATTGCCCTTTGTGTATGAGCCTGTATTACTAGCCTCAACAACATAAGTGTCATTAGATTCAGTAGCTGTTAAAGTAAAGTTAGAAACTGTAGCTCCATCAACTAAATTGAACTCATAAGATAGAGAATAAGAAGCTACTGGATAGTCGCTTGATAAATCATCTCTTTTCCACGCCCAAAAGTCTCCCAACTGAAGTTCAGTAGGAACTTGTGATGGATAATTTGTTGAATCAAATTTGTTGCTCAAGCAAAAACCTCATAAATGTTTTAGATATATCTAATATTACACTATGGTTTTCTGCAAAAAAGTCAACATGCCTAGCAAGAAAAGTCAAATTACTTCCAAGAAGTAGCGAAATTACCTCTATTTATGCCTTTTTGAGGCTTGTTTTGATTGTTTTCTTTTGGTGCTGCTTGTTTTGTCAGTATTTTTTGCTCAATAGAGTCATAATTAGGGTTCAATATGTATATAGCAGCAAAATTGTATACAAGCGTGTCAAGAGCTTCATTTCTTGGTCTAATTTGTTTCCAAACAAGACTTTTTCTTCCTCTAATAAACTTTGTCACTCTTTTTTCTGCTGTTAGCTGTTTAAAGTACTCCTCATCAAGATCAGAGCAAAAATGCAAGGTGGTTGACTCATTATCAGCAGCTAAACGAGAAAATATGGCCTCTTTTGCAGAATCTGACCCAACTCCATATAAAACAGCTTTATTTTTGCCAACAAAGGTTGGTCTATTAGCTATTGGCTTTCCTGCTGTTGATAAACCCTTTACAGCAAATATTCTTCTAGCCTGTCTTGGTTTGGTAAATTGATAAACCATGTTTGTATGGTGTCCACCTGAGTCTATTGTGCAGCAAGATATTGGTATTAATCTTTCAGATTCAGTTTTAAATCTTTTCTTAAGATAGGAGTCTAAGTCTGACCAAACATTCATAGCGTTTGGGTCACCCCAAAATATCTTATAATCACATACCCAAGCCTCATAGTTTTTACCCCAACCAACCAATTGAAGTTCTAATCTATCTTTTTGTGTGTCCACGCCAGCAGTTAAGACTAAGACATCTTCAGGTATGGTTGTAAAGTCATAATTAAGCCTTCTTCCAAGAAGTGTCTCATATTCAACAGCCTCCCCTTGTTCTTCCCAAGATTCTCCAAGAGAGGTGTTTATCCAAGTCTTTAACATTTCAGGATTCTTTTTTGCTTCAAGAAAATTAATAGCCATTTCAGCCCAAGTAGACCAAACTGAATAAAGCTCTGATATATGGAATCCTGCTGTTCCTGTTTTCTTCTCTGTAGCTATCCATTCTCCATGCTTTAACATCCACTGTTTTTTAGACTCATTTATTATAGAACCACAATGTTCGCAGGCATAAGCTGCTGTCTCAGGTTGATTTTCTTCCCAAACTATATTCTTCCATTTTAAAACTTGTTTTTCATTACATTCAGGACAAGGTACATGGTAATAACGCTTATCAGATTCTTCAAAAGCTGTTTCTATTCTTGAAAGTCCTTTTATTGTAGGAGTAGAGCATAAATATATTTTTCTATTCCAAAAAGTAGTTGTTCTTTTGGTTGCGAGTGATATAGGGTCACCTTCAGCTCCTGCTGATGCTTCATATCTGTCGGTTTCATCTGCGAGTAAAATTCTGATAGCTCTTGAGGCGAGACCCGCAGCAGAATTAGAGCCAACCATTGTTAGATTTCCACCAACAAACTTTTTAGATAGCACTGTATTGCCACTATCTCTACTTCTTGGGTCTTTAACACAATCTCTTATCTTTTCAGAATCCCTTATCATGGTAGCAAGTCTGTCTTTACTAAAAGCCTGAGCCATGGCGAGTGTTGGCTGCATGATTAACATAGGAGCTGGGTCTTGGTCTATGTAATAACCAATAACATTAAGCAGTATTTCTGTTGCTCCAACCTGAGAAGACTTCATCCATACGATACGCTGTATATCAGGGTCGTTAAAAGAATCCATAATCTCTCTTTGGTAAGGAGCACGATCAGTTCTCCACACACCTGACTCAGCAGATGATTCAGGAGATAGTCTTCTGTAGTTGTCAGCCCAGTCGCTAATCTTTAGATTTGGAGGAGGAGTCCACACTTGGTTTGTACTCTCTACCACTCGTTCTATATTTTTCAGGTATTCCATCATTAGCCAGTTCGTTTAATCCTTCGTATATTCCTTCTTTTATTTCTTGTTCTGCTTCAGCAAAAGTATCAACAGTTATTACTTTATGTGCAATCTTTGAGGGAACGCCAAGCCATTTGGCTCTAGCGTTTGAAAACCTCTCAACCAAAAACTCTTCAACCTCTTGTATGGGTACTAGCTTTCCTTCCATAATCTCTACTTCTAATTCAGCCTTTCTAGCCTGGGCAGCAGTAAGTTTGGTTTTCTCTTCTGCTATATCTCCAGTACCATCTTTTCTAGTATATCTAGCAGATTTTCTTAATTCATTAAGATACGCATATCTAGCAGCATCCAAATTAATTGGAGATCTTCCTGTTTTAACTTGTATAACACCCTTGTTTATCAAGTCGTTTATTGACTGCACTGATAAATCTAAGTGTTCTGCTGTTTCTTTTCTTGTAGCCAATGCTTTTAAGTGTAGTTTCTAATACTCATGGGTATAAATATACTTGATTTATAGCTCAATTACAAAAAGACTTTATATTATAAATACGGATGATGTTATAGCTCTGTCGCTACAAAAAGAATGGGGTGCTGCAACCTGCGTAGTGCTTGGGTCAGAAGAACCTAGCGTTTCAGAAGCCTATAAACAAAGGGATTCAGAGGAAATGAAGAAACAACGCGAAAAAATCAAGGGAATGACAAGAAAATGATAATACTTGTATTATAAGTACAGCTTATAAAGGTATTAAAAAAGAAATAAATATTTATTTAAAATAATTTATATTATCTATTGCATATATTTATGTATTTATATATATTAAGTACATGACATTTATATATATATCAAAATACGCTTTCATGGGTTCGCCCCTGTTCGTGTGTTTTTCAACAATAAGAGGGTAATTATGACTTATACAATAGGCGATAAAATAAACTATTTCTTTAA